TGTGTCCTTTTGTTTTCTCGTATGGCTGCCAACCTGCATCCCATAGTCTTTCTATTCTCATCTTAGGTGATGCTGGATTAAACTCTATCCAATCGTAGCACACTAAGTCAGGTGGATTGATTGACCAATCGACAGTTGTCTTAAAGTATTTCTCTTGTGCTTTCTTTACACTTGCCATGGTAGTACCATCCTGTTTCTTTCGGTACTTAATCCTGTTCACTTCCTCTAGCTGTGGTGGGAAGTCACGTTGAAAGCTATCTGTTAGCTCTGCCATACGCAACTCAACCTCATCTAGTAGGTGTTCAGCCTTATCTTTCTCGAAGTAAAACCCTGCTGCTGTCATCTCTTCACATAAAATCTGTATGTCATGCTCACATTTGATAGCATCCTGTAGGTCAGGATCAAAGATTGTAGCTTTAAACTTATTGTATAGTCTAACTGTAACCTCAACATCTTGGTGACAATAGGTAATCATCTCTTGGGTAAGCACCTCGAACTGATCGAAGCCTATCTTAAACTCACCTAACCTTTGACCCCATGCCTTGAGACTGTGGCCACCTTTGATGCTGTAGTCTATCAGACGTGACATGATAAGAGTATCGATGATGTCCGATGGATTAATCAGGTCAGGTTGTACCAAACGATTGATTACTTTAACATCGAACCCTATCCCATTGTGAAAGACAAACTTATCTGTCTCATTACATAACTTAATGAATGCTTCAGCCTCTTCTGGTATGGTACACACGTTAAGAAACTCGTACTTCTCTTTGGTGTCAACATCCTGAGCACAGATCACATGTATCTTGGTAGCATCCAATGCGTCTGTCTCTATGTCCATTGCTAGTATGCTCATGTCATATTACCTAACCACTCATTATAAAAGTCATCATCTAAATCTTCAGGATGACCATGTTTGGATAGCTCTTCAATGTAAATTTCTTTAGCTTCTTCTAATTGTTTCAACGCCATTTCCATAACATGATTTATATAGAATGGAACTTCTATTTCTGGAAGTGTGTAACTCATCTCAACTCTATCTGCTATAGCTTCTGCTGTCTTGATGTCTGTAAACTTTAAAGCCTCTTGATATGCAGAGTCTACTGTTTCATCAATAGATTTCATTAGAGTTTCATGTATTGCATCATAAACATCTGAAAACAGTTGCCTTCTTTTCTCTACTAATTCTTTAGCTTCTTTGTATTCATTTTTAAGTTTTTCTAATGTATTCATTCTTCACCTCTATCTATAAATGTCATCCATAGACTTAACCCTAGCTCGTAAGGCCATATGACAGCCTTAAATCTCATAGAGTTAGCATCCCTTGGTGCTTCAAGTATAATGTGTATGGTGTTCATTAAGACGTAGTGATTGACAACACCCAAGAAATATATTCCTGCTGCTGTGTACACTAACGGATCATATTCTAGTAACTGTTCCATTAATACTCCCCATATTTTTCTGATAGGGTAAAGCTATCAGTGTTAAATTTAAGTTGACCTGCGTATCCTGTAGGACCTACTGGTCTGTTCTTTGTGACTAACAACTTAGTTGTATTCCTTTCATCAACATCCTCTGACATCTTATCTCTTTGTAATTCTACAACAACAGAGGCTCTTTGTTCTATCATTCTACAATACTTAACAGCACCATCATCATTTGTATGTCCGATTGTTACAATGCCTACGCCTAATTCAGCTGCAAGCTTAGATAATCTGACAGATAGGTCAGCAAGGAACTGCTCTTTGCTTTCATCACCACCCATGTTGGCTGCTATGTCTTGGATAGGTTCAAAGAATATGTACTGAACACCACAAGCCTGAGACAGGTAACGTATGTGACCTAGTATGTCAAGTGGATCGTCCTCATCATTCAAGAAGAACTGATACAGTCTCTCATCTTTGGTTAACTTAACGATAGCATCTCGTACTCTCTGTTCAGCACCATCCTGAGCTATTAAATCCTTGCGTGTTAGGTTCTGGTTTAATTCGTATGACACCAGTCCAAGTAATGATCTTAACTTTGTCTCTTCCATATGCCATGCGGCAATGTTTATATCAGGGTGCTTCGTTAGTATGTGATACTCTAAGTATCTCATGAACTCTGTCTTACCTATACCAGTCTGAGCCTTGAACAGTGTGAAGTGTCCCTGCATAAGCCCCATACATAGGTCATCAAACTCCTGGACGCCTGTCTCGACATACACATGGCTCTCACTCGTGTTGTACATCTTTAAGAACTGATCTGATGTATTGATTATGTTCTCAGGTGTGTACTTCTTAGCATTAAACCATGCATTATAGAATTCTTTTCTTGCCCCTGCTTCAAGAAATTCATTAGCATCTTTGTACTTGTCATGCTGTACCCTGTAAACTTTGTTAGGGTATAGGTTAGCTATCCTTTGAGCTACAGCATTACCCTGATCATCATGTTCAATGGATAGTATGATCTTATTGAATGATCCTAACCATTCGGCTGCCTTAGTCCATAGCTTATTACTTGGGGTGGCTGATGGTAATGACACAAATGCTGATGAATACTTCTCTGAGTTACACATCTGGTATGCTGACATGGCATCTAGCTCACCCTCTGTTACAGTTACGATCTTACCTGACCCTGCATTCCATAGGTTCATACCGAATAGCTCATCCGACTTGAGGTTAGTAGCTCTAAACTCTTTAGGAAAGAACCTAGTCTTGATACCGCCTGATGGGTATGGGTATTCCTGCTTAACCTCTTTGCCATTGCTATCTACATATGTCTTGACACCATAGTGTCTCATTGTCTGCTCACTGATAGACCTGACAGTCCTATAGACAGGTGTCAGTACTTCGGTAGGCACTGGCTTAATGTTTGTTTGTTGCTGTTGGTTCATATCCCAATCGTCTTTCTCTTGCTCTTGACCCATGACAGGGTATGTTTCTGATGCCCACTCGAACTTCTTATCCTTAGTCCTTGGGTATTTTCTTTCACAGCTATGACACCTGCCTGAACAGCTCTCTAGGTTGTAGCTGAAGGCATCGGTGCTTCCGCAGTCCTCATATGGACATTCTTTGTGGCTTAACCAATTGCTCATAGTATCTGATCCCAATAATCTTGTGTAAACATGTCTAAAATGCACAGTATCTCCTTGGATGTCAATGACTTTAAGGCCACCGCCTTTCGACTATCATTATTGTATGCCTCAGTGATAGCAAACTCAGGTATTCTTTCAACTACAAACTGGTGATCATCCCAATAGCCTATGCCATCCTGCCAAACCTCACCGAACACCTCTAATTCTTTAGTGCCTCTCATTATGTACGTTCTGTATTCCATTTATTTTATTTCCTTTACCCTCTTGACAGATATAAAAATGTTGATACCCTAGGGCTTGTCCCTGACAAGGGTTCTATAGGTTAATTCTTTAAGATAACTATAGTCTTCTTCTATATCATCTACTGTAGGCATCTTATCCAACCATGCAGCATCATCTATCTCTTTAATTAAATCTTGGTGGTATTGGTGTAAAGTTTTATTCTTCTTTTTCATCTGTATCTTCCTCCCAACTCTTAACATGCTTAATGCCTTTTAATTTATCAAATGCTGAACCAACATAATATTCAATATTATCCCTCCGATGTGAATAATACGTTTGTATTAACTTACCATCCTTGTTATAAGTTTTAACTCTATACATCTAACAGCTCCATATCATCTGAGTATAAGTTACAGTAGTCTAACTTTTTAGTATCAAACATCTCTATATTTATTAGTTGTTCCAGTACACTACCATCACTCAGTTCAACGTAAAGTGTACCCCATTTATCATAGACATAAGTTACATCCTTATCTGACATCCCTTCGGGTAGCTCAACGTATGCATGGGCAAAGGCCGTGTAACTTCCTTCAAGTTTAAGTGTATGTTTCATAACACCCACCCCCATACTATAGTTAATGCCAAGCTAAACGTGTACATAACACCAATGGCTGCGAATGCTAGTGTTAGGTATACTAATGCATTCATTAGCATATCCTTACGTTGCTTGTCTCGTTTATGTTTGGTTGTATTAAAGTATTTACTCATTACTGCATCCCCAATGTATCTGCTAAATTGTCTAATGTTTTCTTGGCTTTATCAGTCAGGTTTATATCTTTCATAAACACTTCACCTAACAAGTCCCCTACTAATTCTATTACCTTGTTTTCTTTTTCTTTAGTCATTCTATAATCTCCTCAAAATTTACGATAATATCAAAACTAAAACCATTGTGGGGTTCATGCCCCAAGTCCTGTAGCTTTTCCTGTATCATCTCTGCTAAGTAATCAAATTCACTATTGGTATAATCAGTCATCTTAATATCTTTACTCTCTAATATCATTTTGTATTCCTTTCTTTAATTATAAATAAGTGTCCATCACCTTCTATTATTTCTTCTTCACTATTCATTTTATCGTCTTTATCCTCATCAAGAGGGTGAGCTATGTAGACTTCATACCCTTGTTGATAAGCATTTAATGCCTGATGGAATAGGTAAGTTTGTATCTCATCAGAATTAGACTCTTCTCTTTTATCATAAAACGCCATTTGTATTCCTCTCTTTGACCCATAGTCTTTTAAGTTTGTTATTCCTGCCGCCTTTTGCACCTGTCTCCTGCCTATTCCTTTGGGCTGTCCATTGATCACCCTCTTTGTAACTTCTTATGTTGAATACCTCACGCATCCTTTTGTTCTCTTGCTTACATACTGTTTCATGTGCAAGCCGTAGCCTATCTTGAACGTCTAGCATTATTTTTCATATCCTTCTAATATTTCAATCACATCTGATAGGCAGTCACCTACAGTATACTCGTCTGAATTTTCAAGTAATAACTTCTGGTCTACTACTTTCTTTATGTCATACACATGACAGAGTACATCATCAAAATCATTTACGTTAATTTCTTTAGTCATCATTGCTTATTCTCCACTACTTTATTTGTGATACCTTTGATTGCCGCATACCTTTTGACAACTCTTAGTGCCGCCTCACGGGTGTACGTTGTCTCATAGCATACGACTTCACCAGTCTTATTGCTTATTGTATTCACTACATATCTATTTATCATTTTGTTTTTCCCTTCTCTAAATATATTTCTACTGTATTAACTCTGTATCCACACGTCAAACATTTCTTTCTGCGTTTGAATGATGGGTAACCTAGCTTAAAATATTCTCTTGTGTCAATTACTTTTAGCTTACGCCTATAGGATTTGCTCAGGCATTCAGGGCAATAGCTTACCGATTTATTCATCATTTTATTTTATCCCTTCTCTTTATTTCTAGCATCACAGCCCATACGCCTAAACCATATGACACAATAAAAGAAATTAATATTATCATTAGCATATTCATTTTATTTCCACCTCTTTAATTATGAATAAAGCTTTATCCACATTTAATATATCGTCAACAGACCATAGCCTACAGTCTTCAATGGATGTTGATGTTCTTAAAATTTGGGTAGCATATACTTCATAGCCTTCTTTGTAAGCTTGCATAGCTATGTCTTTATTGTATGTTAAATTCTTTATTATTTTTTTATCCATTTTATTTAATCCCTTCTATTGATCCATATTCTTTTAAATCATGTTCAGTTAATCCGTAATACTTAATAGGATCAACAAAAAATCTGCCTGTCTCATCATAATACGGGTCAGTAATCCATGTATCATTTTTAAATACCGACCATTCTTTTTTACTATCCACAAATTCAAGTAATTCTTTGAAGCTTTCTGTTTCAAATATCCATGTGTGATCATCATCATATCCATTATAACTACTAGCTGTTTGCACTGTAAACCTTGGCATGAAACCTTGGTTTGCACCTATAATCCTATTTGCATTTGCCGTCCTTACTTTTGGATCATGGCTATCAATCCAAATGTGTAATAATCCGTTCACTTGCCACGACGGCAATTCATCATGATGGTAGCTAGTGCATTCCCAATTGTTAGGAATGTTTAAATCTGTTGTGTATGTATTCCAATCCATTTTATTTAATCCTTTTCTATTGATGCAGGGTTATTTGAAGTTACTGTAAAAGCTTTACCCTTAATGTGCACTATAACATTGCCATTTTTGTCAACATTACCTTTCCAAGTACCATCCTTTGCTTGTTCTATTGCTTTCAAAATAATAGGGTTTTTGCTATCCATTTTATATACTTTCTATTAATGTTTTTGCTTCGACAAAGGTTACAGCTTCGACAATAAACAAAGCTTGTTCAATATTGATTATAGCATCAACACTCGTGATCTTGTAATCATCGGCGTTTATGCTAGTGTTTAAACCTTTTGTGGCGTATACGTCCAAACCATTTTTAAATGCTTTAACGGCTATACTTTTATCATAAAACTGTAATTCATTCAGGGCTTTATTATACCATATTTTGTTTTTCATTATATTTACTCTCTCTCTATTATTGAAACAGTGTGTTGTATTCGTGATCATTTAAAAAATCTTTAAAGTTACTACTATATTCTCTAGCAATTAACCAATCATCACGAAACTTTTGAGCATCATCTCCCTGTAAAAAGAATGTCCACCCACTTTCATATTCTTTAACTTCTATTCCATAACCTAAATCTTTTAATGTGTAACCACCTATTGTCATTTTGTTTCTCTCTCTGTTTTGGTTTACTATTATCTAGTGCCACCTATTGAGATGACACCGATAATAATAAATTAATATTTCTTAACCATTTCAACAATCGTATCGACACCATTATCCAACGTGTAGCACAAACGGCAATCCTTACACTTTTGACCCGTGCAATTCTGTTGTTCTTTGTATTCATGTTCTAATACGTTGTTGAATGTTCTATCAAAATGTTTTGGCGGTTTACTCATGATAGTTGAAACTTTTTGATTTGAGTAAACAAGAATAAAGTTTTTCGGCTTGTCTCTGTTCTTAAAGTATTTGACAATCAAATCGTTTCTTTTAGTCCACAATGCAAAGTTACAATGCGGATTTTTCTTTGCAATCCTTACAAGGTTTTCCAGATGGGTAAGGTTAATCAATTCGCCATGTGCATTAAACCTAAAGAATGCATCTAGTATCGTGGGTAACAAATCCATTTCAAAAACTCTATTAGCTAACGCCTCTGAATTCCTTTGCAATGCGGGTTGCATGTTTTTACGATAGCTTTTTAGCATTGTATGCGAATAACAAACTGTGCATATGTTATCTTTTCTAGTGGAGGCATTTTGTTTGATGCAATATGGGTTAGTCATTGTGTTTGTACTGATAGCCTTAAAGCCGTCTAGTTTTCCTGTCATCTTTGAAATGTGAACTAATGGGTAGTTTGACATTTTATTTAATCCTTTTGTTTTGGTTTAAGTTAATTCTAGAATTGCCACCGATAACGATGACAATGTTAAAGTTAACTATTTTAACCATCTTTGTCTATCGTCAATTCCTTCTGATGTCATCGGCTCAATTCCATTTGCTTTACGTTGAGCCAATATTTGACGTGCTGTTTTATTACAAAGTAAATCTCTTCTTACTTCTAGTGAAAATACATATTCTATTATGTGTTGATTGTTATCCATTTGATTAAATACCTTATTGTTTAAGTTATGACACAAAGATAAACTTAAAGAATTAAATTTGTCAATACATAAAATAAAATAAATGATAATTAATTTAGCACTATATAATGCATGGATAAAAGGAACGTGTCTCAATGTGTCATTCAGTTTGCATGATCCCTAGATTTGTCATGGATTACATAGGGTTAAATGCTTGGGTATTGCTTGGGTATTATTGCCCTAACAATCTTTAAGAGTACCAGTGTCATTCCTGCAACACTGCGATGGATTTGCCACAGTGTGATACTTTTGCAACTACCTGGGGTGTGATATTTATGCAACACTAGGGCATTGACCAAGGGGGCTTGGGGGTATCCTTCTATATGTACATTACACCAAAACATTTTCTAAGGATTTTCTTAAGCATGCAAAAAGAAACCCACCAAAGGAGTTAACCAATGGTGGGCTGCATGTAATATCTGTATGGGTGGGGGACTTACAGTAGAATCTGGACGTGTCCTTAAGCCTTACCGTAAGTACCTTGCGTAGACTACCAAGCTTAGATAGACATTAGAGTAATGGATTATACCTTGGTACTACTATAGTATA